CACCACCACGCCATCTTAACATGAAGAACCATTGTTGCTTTCATGTCACTGTCGCTCCTTGCACATGAGTTGGAGTTCCTTCCTGCCATACTCAGGGTGGATGATATGCAAAATCTCGAACTCGCGGAATTCGGGATCGCCCGGCTCTTTGTACCTGACAATCATGGTGCGGTCGATATCCTCCCGGTATCGGATACGGATGCGTGTCGTTACTTCGGCGTGCTCCGAAAGCGCGGCGACATATTCACGACCACGCAGCGGCTCGATAGCAGCCCAGACGGTGGCAACCTCAATCGGATCGTCCAGCGGCTGGCCATATTCGTCGCTCTCGTCTGGTCCGGGAAGTCGGTAGATGGTGATGCGGTGTTTCATCCGCGCCAAAAGGCTTTTGCTCATACCGGCACCACCCGGTCCGGCCACAGCAGCGTTCGCACCACCTCAGGTACGTCGTCGGTGTCTGGATTCTCATAGCGGTGCGCGATGTAGATCAGCATCGCCTGTTTCACTGATTGCGGCACCATCGAGACGTCGCCGTATCCTGCCGTGTACCGGATTTTCACGGCATTTACGGGCCGAAGTTCGACGCTTGGCCAGCATTTGCCGTTGGCGAAGGCGATGCGGCCGGGCTCGGAATCAGCGTCGACGATGAAATTTGACGGGTCCCACGTCGTTTCGACTCCATCTTTGTCGATGTACTTCACGCTTTCGACGCCGATGAGCGGAGGCCGCGGCAGTTTGATCGGCATTGACGGAAAGCAGTCGAACGACAGTTCCCACGTCTGCGTGATATAGGCCCGATTTTGGAATGCTTCGCAATATTCGCGTGCTGCGGTGATAAGGCCGGAAACGAGCGCGTTTTCGACGTCACCGTCAATCCGCAGATACGCCTTTGCCTCGTCCAGACTTACCGGTTCGCTTGCCGGAGGGGTTATTAGTTTCAGATTCATCCGAATCACCCCCGACCGGACGCGCTACATTGGCTTTGACGAGCCATTCAGCATACGCGCCCTCCGCTTGAATTACAGTTCCCGGCTCGATCAAGTTTTTCTTTTTGTCGTAGAACGGATTAGTCGTGATGAATTTCACGTCATCACCACCTTTGAAAGAGGGAAGGGGAGTCTGCGGACTCCCCTTCATGGTCATTAAGCCGCCGGAACATCCAGGATGACATACGGCGAAACTTGTGTTACACCGTCTTCAAGTTTGAGCGGCGCCGTCACCCATGCCTTGCCGTCCACGTTCCAGAATGCCTTAATGACCGTTTTGTTGTTGACAAAGTGGACGTGTTCGGATGCGGCGATGAACGGTCCAGAACCGTCTTTCACCAGGTAGTAGGAGAAGTCGATCAGCGACAGATCGCCTTTCGAACCGAGTGCAGGAACCTTGCCCGTCCACAGGATCGGACGACCGAGCAGCGTGTCAGCAATACCACGGGTCACGTCGCCGCGAATAAAGATGTTGTTGTTGTTTTCGTCTTTGAGTTGCATGATTTGCGGCAGTGCCGACTGGGACGCAACCCACACAGCCGTACCAAACGACTGCGGCAACAGCTTGGCAACCATATTCACCAGATCAACATAGCCGATTTGGTTAGCGACTGCACGATTGACTACCAATGCGCCAGTCGTGGCCGCACTCAACACGCCGGTCGGTTTGCCAGCACCGTCACCAGTCAGGAATGCAATATCTTCGGCTTGCGCGATTGCTTGCCGCAACAGCGTGCGAATGAACCCGTCAGCGGCTTGCCAGTTGCGGAGCAACTTGTCCGTCACGACGACATGCGCTGCGGCTTCTTGCGGCTGCAGGGAAACTTCCTCAAGTTTCGGATTCGTTTGCGGCTTTGCAGCACCCTCGGAAATCCATTGCACCTGCACGCCACCAAGAACCCCGTCTGCACCTTGATGGAAAGCGGGAATCGCGATCTTGGCATCAGGCGGCGTGCCCGGAGGAATGACTTGCGCGCGCGGCCGGACGATAGCCGTCAGACCATCGATGCGAAGCAACTCTTCGCGGAATTGTTCCGGCACAGCATAGCCGCCGTCGGCGTCGCTCCCCATGGACATGTCGTTGAGAATCGCATCCAGCCGACCCTTGTTGTCGCCAAAGCGAATGGCATGGATAAATTCACCCAGACTGGAGAAGCCGTAGTTTTCTTTCTTCTCCACCGGACCAGGGGCACCAAACAGAGCGGACGGACGGAACGGCTTGTCCACCGGTTCATTCAGGCTGGCTTCGCGGGCAGCCAGAACGGCTTCGCGGTGTTCTTGCTGACGTGCCGTGTCGATCTTGGATTCAAGATCAACGATCTCGGACTCCAGCGCGTTGAACTGCCTTTCCTCTTCCTCCGTCATGTCGCGATTTTCCGATTTTGCTTTTTCGAAAATCGCGCGTTGCGCCTTGATCTTTTCGGCGCGGGCTTGCAGAAGTTCTTGCAAGTTCACTTCGCAACACTCTCCCTTTTGTTAATGAGTTTTTGATATAAAGAAAGCGGGGCCGTTTGGCTCCGCATTTCTTTTGGTTGATTATGTTTTTGGTACTGTTCAAGGAACCGTCTCATTACGCCGTCTATGCTATTTTGGATTGCAAGCCGGCTAAACGAATAGGCGTTCTGGACAGGTTCGTCATCGGATTGCGCTTCTGTATAAAGCATCCCATCCGCAAAACCCTCTGCCATAGCCTTCCTGGCGCTCATCCACGTCTCTTCATCCATCATCCGCGAAATCTTGTTGCGGCTAAGGCCTGTTTTTGCTTGATAGGCGTTAATCAGCGCCTCTTTCACTTCATCAAGTACGTCAGCTATATGGCGCATGTCTTTTGCTTCTCCACGTGCGCCGGTCCATGGGTTGTGGATCATCATGATGCTGACGGGAGACATGAGAACGCGGTCGCCAGCCATCGCGATGACCGAAGCTGCCGAAACGGCTTTCCCGTCTACTTTTACCGTTACAACCCCATCATGTTCTTTCAGGGCGTTGTAGATGCCGGCGGCAGCAAATACATCTCCACCCCAAGAGTCGATCCATACCGTTATATTCTTCCCTTTGTATTCAGCCAACGCTTGACGAAATGCATTGGGCGTAGTAGCAGACATGCCGAACCACTCATAAATCCATGCGTCATCATCGCTGACGATTTCACCTTCAATGCGCAGTTCGACTTCCTCCTCACCCAATTCATTCATGACCCTTCGAAAGTTCCAGAATCGCATTAAACCACCTCCTTGGCGACCGCTTTTTCGGTCGGGACCATGTTCCCATTGACCAGATAAGCGGTACCCGCCGGTCCATCAATCGGGTTCATTTCTTCGAGTTCTCGCCACTCGTTTCCATTAATCACGCCGTTTTGCCGCATGATCGCAAGTCCTTCCTGCCGGCTCTTGTAATCGCCGCGAAGCAATCCAGCAATATTAAACTTTGCGTAATATCCCTGTTCCCGCTCTTGCCGCGTGAACAGTTTCCAAGTGATCGCTTTTTCCCATTTGGTGATGTAGGGAAGAAGCGAATACATGACAAATTCCAGTGATTGATGTTCAATGTTGTTGTTTGTGCTTCGCTCAAGGTTTGCGATCATGTGTGGCGGAACACGGAACAGTCCGCAAATTTCATCCCTAGTGAATTTGCGCGACTCAATGAACTGCGCGTCCGTGAGCGGCATCGGGATTCGGTTAAATTTCATCCCCTCTTCCAGAATCAGCGGACGCCAGCTATTCGCAAGACCAGAGCCGCGGGCCTCGATGTCTTCGCGCAAACGCTCATAAGCCCGGTCGGAAAGCGCGCCGGGATGCTCAAGTACGCCTCCGATATTCATGCCTTGCCCATAAAACCTGGCGCTGAATTGAGCGGCAGCAATCCCCACACCAATACTTTCAGCGGCCATGCGAATCGGGCTGTAACCCATGATACCGTCGTACCCCAACCCAGGGATATGGAACACTTTATAAGCGGGGTAAATTTCCGTTTTTCCACGATCCGTGATTTGATATTTGATCTTGTTGTCCGCTGGGTCCCGGAAAGGTTGCACTTGATTCCAAGGAACAGGGTAAAGCTCGATCGGTTGACCGCGCCCGTTAAATGTGATAATCGAATAGCTGTTCCCGGCAATCACGAGATTTCCCATTTGTTGCTCGCGCCATGTTACGGTTGTCATTTCATCGTTTGGCTGGTTATAAAGAAGATCAAAAACCGGGTGATCCCGTGCTTTGTCCGCCCCACCACTCGGTCTTGCCCTGTACACGAAAAGCGGAAGGGAAGCAATCGCCTCTGCCAAAACACGCACGCACGAATAAACCGTGATAAAGCGCATGGCTGTTTCTTCATTGACTTGAACACCCGAATGCACGTTTCCGCCACGGATGCGCTCCAGCACGCTGCGGTCAAAATCCTCCATCGTGTATTCATTGCGGAACGCTTTTGCGGCGCGTTTGAATCGTTCAACCAGTTTCAAGCTATCACCACCTTTCACAGCACTCGTAGGCCACGGCGTTCATAGACAGATTCAACTTCGACGTTTTCAAACATCATGGCGGTGGCCATGGCGTTGATCAACGCGCACGTTAGGTCAATTCTCTCTTTAGACTTGTTTTTCATCGGTTTAATGTTTTCGCTTCCGTCAACAGCCACCACAACATTTCCCCAGCACCAACGAGCAACCGGATGCCTTTCGTGGGTCATCAACCCACGTTTCATAAGCACCTCGATCATCTTCATTGCCGGAGACAAATGCTTCATGTTCTGTTGGATTTCCACGACTTCCATTCCCGCACGCATAAGTCGCTGGGTCAGCATCCGGCTATTCCACGGGTCCACACCAGCGGCGGGAATCTTATATGTTTTATTTGCCGCAAGCAATTGGGTTTCCACGAAGTCGTAATCCACAACATCACCTGGTGTCGCATGAAGAAACTTCTGGTTCACCCACCGGTCGTACGGAACACCATCCCTACGCACCCGTTCCTTCATGTTATCCTCGGGAATCCACGCTTCGAATATCGCGCGCCATTCGGGTATGCCGTCTTGTGGCGGGAACAGGTAGCAAACCCCAGTCAAGTCCGTCGTACTGGACAAGTCAATGCCGGGATAGCACTTCTTTCCGACAAGTTCAGCACGCCCCCACTTTCCCTCTGTCTTGTCCCAAAGCGACAGCGGCTGCCACCCGACGCGCTTGGTGCTGATCCATTGATTGAGCCGAAGCCAACGAAAAAGGCGCTCTGCCGACTCTCTATTTCGAGCCTGGAGCGCTTCTTGTCGCAAAGCCTCTATGCTTATTGTGTGACCTAGCGATGGATTCACCTGGTACCAAAGTTTTTCGTCGAAAATATCAATGTCCTCGGCATCTTCCGGTATGCCATAGATTTTGACATACCAGTGAGGATCATAGATTTCACCATCCCGGACTTTTCGTGCGTATTCGTGGATTTCCCAACCGATCGACTTCCGGTCCGGGTCGTCGCCCGCTGTCGTGATGACCCACCACAGCGGTTCTTTACGCGCTGCACCGGCGCCGAAAGTCATCACGTCCCACAAATCGCGGTTGGGCTGCGCGTGAAGTTCGTCGAAGATGACTACTGTTGGGTTAATGCCGTGTTTCGTATATGCCTCAGCGGAAAGGACTTTTAAGAACGTACCTGTTTTTACGTTTTTGATCTCTTTGCGGCTGTCCAAAACCTTCAGGATACCTTCAAACTCGGGTTCCTGCTCGATCATTCCAAGCGCGGCCTTGTAAACGTAGGACGCCTGCTCCCTGTCGGCTGCGCAACAGAAAATCTGCCCGCCCGGACCGTCACAAACCAGATGGTAAAGCGCAATTGCCGCGATCAGGGATGTTTTCCCGTTTTTCTTCGGAATCTCCAGATATGCATAACGGTATTGCCTGTAGCCGTCATCCTTGACGGTGCCGTAAACGTCCCAAAGGACTTGATATTGCCAGTCAAGCAATTTGAACGGCTGGCCGTAAAAGTCATCGACGGCCTTGAGCATTTGGATGAATTCGATAGGTTCTAATGCGCGTTGCTTGTCATGAGGCATTTCAACCACCAGCCCTGCGCTTCAAAAACTGCGCCATAGGCGACTCCTTCTCTTCTTCCGGCGGTTTCTTCGGAATCGCCTTAATGCGGGAAACGGGGTTCAGGAACAACCGATCCTCCAGCTTCAGGATCATTTCCCGCGTCTTGTGAAGCGCCAGGAAGTCGTCGGACTCCATCAGCTTTTGCTCTTGGCTGAT